GGATTTGTGGCAGTAGATAGATTGAAAGGTAATGCCATGAAATTGATTGACCGATTTGTATTCGCACATGATAACTTTAACGCACAAAAGAATTGGGACAAATAATGGCTGAAATCAAATATGACCTAAACGCAATTATGAAAGAGTATGGTGATGACGATTTTGGATTCACCGCTACTGATGAAGAAGAATATAATGCTGTTATTGCTGAAAAAGATGATACAGTAGAAGAATACAGAGCAAGATTGGAAGAAGTTGAGAAGTTGGTATTGCCGTTTTTAACCAAACTATTAAAGACAGCCGACCAACCAATCATCAAGTGGCCTAATCGTAAGCCTATTCTTGAAGCACAAATTCAAAAGATTTTAAATCTTACAAGAGGATAAAATGTCAGTCCAAAGAATGGTTTGGGTTAGAAACCTCTTAGAACAATTAGATGAGGCCTCGTATGCAGGCAACATCGGTATGATGGAACTGGTAAAGTTTCATTCAAAGGCTTCTCCTCAACAGAAAAGTATGTTACAATCACACATCAAGAATAAGAAACACACTCAAGCATGGAAGTTGGTTCAAGATGTAACTGGAGTTAAACTACATAAGAGTGTGCAAGAAGGAGTTAAGCCTGACATTCTGCCTAAAGCAGGTGCAGGTCAATGGGGTACCGATGAGTTGGCAAATAGTTATAAAAAAGACACGCCAGGTCAAAACATTACCAAGTTTAAGGACTTCAAGCGACATAAGTAATATATTAACTGATTGGAAATATTATGCGAGATTTGATTATAGGATGTACCACGAATTATGATTGGAATAAACTGAAGTATTGGGTTAACTCCATTAATAAAAGTGATTTTCAAGGCGAGAAAGTTATGGTCGCCTTCAACATTGATTATGAAACCATTGATAAGTTATCAAAGGCTGGTTTTCAGGTTATTCTGCCTGGAAAAGCAAACGACACCACACAACGATATGAATATCAATCATCGTTGCCTGTCCATGTAGAACGCTTTGTTCACATCTACAATTACCTACAATCACACGACACTTATCGGTTTGTTATTACAACCGATGTTAAAGATGTAGTATTCCAAAAAGACCCTACTACATTTCTTGGCATGGAATTGCCTGGTTCTAAATTGATGTTTGCTTCTGAATCTATGAAGTATAAAGATGAACCATGGGGCAATCAAAACTTAATGGAAACATTTGGTCCCTTCTTCCATGAAAGATTCAAAGACAATATTATCTACAATGTAGGCGTCTTAGCAGGTCGTGGTGAAGCGATGAGAGATTTATGTGCGATGATATTCGCTATGTCTGTTAATCGACCTATCCCAATTGTGGATCAATCCACATTCAACTTTATGATATCACAAGAGCCATACAAATCTATTGCTCAGTATATGAAGTCAGAAGATGGATGGGCTTGTCAACTAGGCACTACTGCCGACCCAAGTAAACTGGAACAATTCAAACCATTCTTGCTTGAACCATCACCGATTATGAAAGACGGCGAAGTTGCAACATCAACAGGAAAAGTCTTTACAATTGTTCATCAATATGATAGAGTACCAGAATGGAAAAAGGTTATAGAGGAAAAATATAATGACTAAAAGAGTATTAATTACAGGCGGTGCAGGTTTCATTGCTCACCATGTAGTTCAAAAATTATTGAATGAAACTGATTGGGATATTGTAACACTTGACCGGCTTGATTTCTCTGGTAACTTAAATCGTTTGTCTGATGTTATGAAAGATATGACACCAGAAATGAAAAAGAGAGTTGAAGTTGTTTTTCACGATTTAAAATCTGAAATTAATCCAATGATTCAAACAATGCTGGGTGATGTTAATATTGTATTACATCTTGCAGCTGGTTCTCATGTAGACCGTTCAATTGAATTCCCAATGGAATTCATAATGGACAATGTGGTTGGTACTGCCAATATATTACAGTATGCTCGCACTTTGAAAAACTTAGAAAGGTTTATTTACTTTAGCACAGATGAAGTGTTTGGTCCTGCTCCTAAGGGTGTCAATTATAAAGAGCGTGACCGATACAATTCAACAAATCCATACTCAGCATCTAAAGCTGCCGGTGAAGAAATTTGTGTGGCATTTGAAAATACATATAGTATGCCACTTTACATTACACACACAATGAATGTTTTTGGTGAAAGACAACATCCAGAGAAATTTATTCCATTAGTAATGCGTAAAGTTCGTGATGGCGACAAAGTAACAATACATTCAAACAAAGAAAAGACTGAAGCCGGTTCACGACATTATATCCATGCTAAAGATGTTGCTGATGGTTTGTTGTTTCTATTGAATCTTAAAGATGTTAAGTTTGAAAGAGATTATGGTGACGCTAAATGTCCCAAATTCAATTTAGTTGGACCTGAAGAAATTAATAACCTTGAATTAGCACAATTAATTGCTGATGCACAAAATAAGGAGTTAAATTATGAAATGGTTGACTTTCATTCATCCAGACCTGGCCACGATTTACGTTACGCTTTGTCTGGTGATTATATGGAATCTCTAGGTTGGAAACCAAAGATTTCTTTACGAGAAAGAATCCAAGAAGTGGTGAAATGGACATTAGAAAATGACCGGTGGCTAAAGTGAGAATAGCACTTTGTTTATCTGGACAACCTCGTAGCTTTAAACGAGGCTACGAGTACCATAAAAAGAATCTACTAGACCATTATGATGTGGATGTTTTCATTCACACATGGGTAGATTCTCCTGATTTGCAAGAATTAGCAGAACTTTACAATCCTGTTGTAATGATGGTTGAACCAAAACCAGTTGGTGATTTTGATGAAAGGTTTACTAATACTCCAAACCCTATTGCACACCCACCAAGATTTACAGTTGCAATGCTTTACTCTATTTTTAAATCGTGTGAACTAAAAACCACCCATGAACTTTCTGAAAGATTTGTGTATGATTGGGTAATTAAATCTCGTACCGACTACGCATTAAATGTAAAACTTCCATTTGAAAAACTTGATAATACAAAATTGTATATACCAAATTGTCGTATGGTTCCAACAAGAGATTTTGGTAATGACCAGTTTGCTTTTGGTGGTTCAGATGTGATGAACAAACGAATGGCCATTTATCAAAACATGGAACATTTCTATGACCAAAATGTCACTATGATTGGTGAAGATATGCTTAAAGCTCAACTTTACGAAACAAATTTACACGGTGAAAATTTAGTATATGTTAATATGAATAACCCATTTCCGCCTGGTGAATTTAATGGAACATGGCATTCTCTTATTCGTGATGATTGTGCTGAATGGAAGAAACGATAGTAAAAGAATTAAAGGGATATTCAGGTAGTAAAATCTACCTGATGCAAAATAATGAACATCTCTTTATTCGTAAACTTGGTAATGTTGAAAGAAACCACGAAAGGTTAACTGCCCTTTTTGGTAATTATAATGTACCAAAGATTTACAAAAAGGAAAATGAGATACTAGACATGGAGTATATCCATGGCCTAGATATGAAGAACTATTTAAGAACTAATAATACAGTAAATTTAATTGAGTTTATTGCCAATATTATTCGTTCTTTTTCTTTAAATGGCATTGACAAAGATTATACAGAAGTGTATAATAGTAAGTTGAAATGGATAGATGATGTTGATAGCCTGCCTTTTACTAGGCAGGAATTGATTGATAAACTACCAAAAGTATTACCTCAATCTGAATATCACGGAGATTTGACATTAGAAAACATTATCAAAACTGATGATGAATTTTATATGATTGATGCTGTAACAATTGAATATGATTCTTGGGTTTTTGATATTGCAAAGTTAAGACAAGATTTAGATTGTAGGTGGTTTTTAAGAGAAAGTAATTTGATGTTGGATGTCAAATTAAAAAACATTCAGAATAAAATTCTTGAACTTTTTCCATTAGCCAACAATGATTACTTACTAATTCTTATGTTAATACGAGTCCTTGCTCATGCACCAAAAGAATCATTTGAAAACAAATTTATATTAAAAGAAATAAACAAATTATGGAAATAATTGTACCTGCAGCAGGATTATCTACTCGATTTCCCGGCACACGACCAAAATATCTCTTGTTTGATTACAAGAATACTCTAATGCTTAAAAACGCATTACGACCATATATTGGGTTACATAATATCACCATTGGTATTCTACAAGAACATGAGGACAAGTATCAAGCCTCTGAATATATCCGTAATGAAGTTGGTGATATTAATATAGTTATCTTAAAAGAAAGAACCAGTGGCCCAGCAGATACAGTATATCAAATAATTCAACAAGCTGGTATTTCTGATGATTCCGATATCTTAATTAAAGATTGTGATAATTTCTTTGACCATAACTATTCAGAAGGCAACTACATTTGTGTTTCCAATATTGCAGAACATGAGATACTAAAGAAGTTATCTTCAAAAAGTTTTGTCATATCTAATAACCAAGGCATCATTACAAATATTATTGAAAAGAATGTGGTATCTGATACATTCTGTGTTGGTGGTTATAAATTTGAATCCGCAAAACTATTTAAAGATACATTCCAAAAATTATCAAAAAATATACCAGAAGTATTTGTTTCTCATGTCATACAAGATTGCCTAATGAATGGTATAATTTTTACTGAAAAGAAAGTTACAGACTATATTGATGTTGGTACTGCACAAGACTGGTTTGAATATAATGATAAACCAGTAATTTTCTGTGATATTGATGGAACAATTATCAAGGCACAAACAAAATATGGTAAAGATTCTTATGCAAATGGTTATACTCCATTGACAGAAAATGTTAATAGTATTTTGGCGATGATAAGTAAGGGCTCACAAGTAATCTTCACAACAGCAAGAAAGCAAGATGCGTATGAAGAAACAATTAAAATGTTAAATGAATTAGGCTTTAAAGATTGTAGTTTATTGATGGGTTTAAATAGTAGTCGTAGAATTCTTATAAATGATTATAATGATGCTAATCCATACCCAAGAGCATTTGCAATTAATATTAAACGAGATAATGATAATTTAAAAGACTTTATATGATAAACATGGATAGAGACCTATTCATTATAACATCTGCCATACGAGCAACAATTGGTGTTATTGATGATGAAACAAGATTAAAACAAACACTAGAAGGACTGCAATCTTTACGAAAGGCTGCACCTGATGCACTCATTTTATGGGCAGATGCTTCGTCCAAAATGGTTGATGAAGCAACAATGGCACAAGTAGCACAATATTGTGATAGAAGTATTAGTTTTTTTGGTGATGAAGATTTAATGACACTTGCAAATGCAGGCCTTAAATCACAAGCAGAAATTACTCTGTTATTTAAGACACTAAGTATTATTAAACAACATCCTGATTTGCAGAAGATGATGGCTGGTGTTCGTAGAGTGTTTAAGTTATCTGGTAGAACCAATATGTTAGAAGGTTTTGACCCTAAGGCATATGATAATCTATATGGTAAGTATGTTTTTAAGAAAGCTATTCCATCTTGGTTGCCACCATACAAACAAGTAGAATCTGATTGTAGTCATCTATACATAACTAGGATGTATTCATTCTGTGTATCATTAATTGATAACTATTTGCATATTCTACCAGAAATCTACCGAACAGTTAATGAGTTTGGTGTAGATACAGAACACGCACATTATGGTAACACAGACAAGAATTTAACTGTTGAATTTGAAAATTTATATTGTGAAGGTGTTTTGGCAGGAAATGGCCAAAAGGAAAGTTATTAATGTTTATCGTACCATGTAAATACAATTCATTATGTTTAATTGAAAAATCTATTGAATCTATTAGAAAATTATATCCAACAACAAAGATATTGGTTGTGGATTCTGATTCTGAAGATAAGACTTACCGTAATCAACTTGCTGCCTATGATATCATTTTTGCTGACATTAAAAATCCAAATTATGAATCAGGTGCCCTTTGGTATGCAGTAGATAAGTATAAAGAAGATTGGTATGTTTTATTGCAAGATTCCGTTATATTAAACAAATCTATTGATGAACAAATTAACTCAGAAGAATTATTTTATTGTTTTATTAATTTCTTTGAGGACTCTATGAGTAATCATATGAGAACTGACCCATCTGCATTTATTTCCAAAATCAATGAAATGTTAGGAGAATTTAAGCATCTTCCTTTAGATAGTAATACATTTTATTCTGGAGTATTTGGACCTAATTTCATCATTAAAAGAAAAATGGTTGATATGATGTTGGATAAAAAATGTAACATCACATTAAGACCAGAAAATAAGTATGAACACCAAATACAAGAAAGAGTATATGGCTTAATCGCAAAGCAATGTGGTGTTAATGTTATAAAAAATACATTGATTGGAAATTTACATGAGTTGATGAATGGTTCAAGATTTAATCATCAAAAAGAAACTTTAGAAACGGATTTGATTACCAAAACTTGGTTAAACAAACATAGACAATGAACAAACTAGTAATTTTTGACCTTGACGGAGTTTTAATTGACTCCCGTGAATTACATTATGAAGCATTGAATCAGGCTTTAGCTAAAGTAGATTCAAAATATATTATTTCTCGTGAAGAACACCTATCAATTTTTGATGGGTTGAACACTACAAAAAAATTAAACCTGTTATCTCAACTTAAAGGTTTACCATCAAAACACTATGATGATATTTGGAAAGACAAACAGAAATCAACACTTGATTTGATTGCCAATGCACCAAAAAATAATTCAATTGAGATTATTGTTGGTGAATTAAAAAAACGAGGTTGGAAAATAGCAGTAGCATCCAATAGTATTCGTGAAACAGTCCGTGTGGCTTTAGATGCTTTGAAGATTCTAGGTGAAGTGGACTATTATGTTAGTAATGAAGATGTGTTTAATCCAAAACCATTTCCTGAAATGTATTGGAAATGTATGTCAACTTTAAAATGTTTACCAAAGAACACAATTATTGTTGAAGATAGTCATATTGGCCGAGAGGGTGCATTAAATTCTGGTGGCCAATTGTATCCAGTTAAAGATGCATATGAGTTAGACACTATCAAATTCATTGGTATGATTGATGAGTTTGATAAACAAGACATGAGTAATAGTGTCCCGTGGAGAAATAAAAAAATGAATGTTCTAATTCCAATGGCAGGTGCTGGCAGTAGATTCGCAGCTGCAGGTTACACTTTCCCTAAACCATTAATTGAAGTTAATGGTAAACCAATGATTCAAGTGGTAGTTGAGAATTTAAACATTGATGCTCATTATATTTTTATGGTGCAAAAAGAACACTATGAAAAATATAACTTGAAACAACTATTGAATCTAATTAAACCGGGATGTGATATTATTCAAGTAGAGGGATTAACAGAAGGTGCAGCTTGTACCACATTGCTAGCAAAAGAATTTATTAATAATGGTAACCCACTATTAATGGCAAACTCAGACCAATTCGTAGAATGGAATTCTAATGAATGCCTGTATGCCTTTACTGCCGATTCAATTGATGCTGGTATAGTTACCTTTAATGCAACTCACCCCAAGTGGTCTTTTGCCAAACTTGGTGAGGATGGGTTTGTATCTGAAGTAGCAGAGAAGAACCCTATATCAGATTTGGCGACTGTTGGAATCTATTATTGGTCTCATGGAGAAGATTATGTGAAGTATGCAGAGCGGATGATAGAAAAGAATATTCGCACTAATAATGAGTTCTATGTGTGCCCTGTATTTAATGAAGCCATTGCCGATGGCAAGAAAGTTAGGGCAAAAAACATCAGTAAGATGTGGGGAATAGGCACACCTGAAGATTTAAATTACTTTTTGGAAAATTACAAATGATAGCTGAAACCTTATCAAAACAAGTTTACGAACACATCATAGCTCTTAGAGGTGGACCGGTAGAATATGAATATAGCAATAGTGCTAATTTAAAACTAAGAAATCATGCATACCCTTGGAGTATCATTGCAGCTGAATTTGATGCTTTATACAATATTATAACTATGAATAATTTAAAACGTGGTTATGAAGCTTGCACAGGAGTAGGAATTAGTGGACTAGCGGCTGCAATGGCAATGAAAAAGACTGGTGGTAAAGTAGTTAGTTTAGATTGTTATGTTGAAGAACATAATAATTATTGGGAATACAATGATGAAAAATTCAATTCAGAAAAAACAAAAGTAACAGATTCCGATGGTTATAAAAGTGTTTTTTATCTGAGAGAAATATTTGGAGTTCAGGATCAATTTATTCCAGAGATTGGTTGGACACCAGATGATGTGCCTTCTACATTAGAAAAACATTATACTGAATCATTAGATTATGTTTTTATTGATGGTGGACATTTACCTGAACAAGTCATAGCAGATATTAAAGCTGTCTTACCATATACAAGTAGAGAAACGATATGGGCATTTCATGATTGTTTCCCTCAAGTTTGGACAGATGATGTTGCTAAGTTTTGTAAAAATAATCTTGATGGAGAATTAAAAATTATTTGTCCTGCATCTAAAGGTGCATCTAATTTAGGCATACTTGTTAATCATGATTTTGATTATGTGGAAATGATTTAATGATATTGATATCACACCGAGGCAATATTAATGGTCGTGTACCAAACTTGGAAAATAGTCCTGATTTTATAGATGCAGCCATAGAGAAAAAATATGATGTTGAGATTGATTTAAGAACCCACAATGGTAAACTGTTTCTTGGCCATGATGAACCACAATATCAGATTGATATTAATTGGTTAAAATCTCGTAGTGGTTATCTTTGGATTCATGGTAAAGACAGAGAATCTTTTGAGACCTGTCTTGAAAATGATTTGCACACTTTCTGGCATGATACTGATGATTATACTATTACAAGTAAAAACTATGTTTGGGCGTATCCAGGAAAATTACCAGCTGGTAGATTCTCTATTCTGGTGATGCCTGAGAGGGTTTGGAATATTGAAGAAATACAAAAAATAACCTGTGCTGGATTCTGTTCTGATATAATAGAACAATTAATTATATAAATAGACTGTAAGTTTAATATTATAACGCTGTAGAGGCGGAGATGAAATTTAGAGATTTTATACTAGAAGCAACAGAGAAGCACGCCGTCATGGCCTTCGGGAGAATGAACCCT